GCACAGAGCATACTAAAGCGGCTGTGGTAGCTTGTCCTAATACGGTTATCTATCATCTCGGTCATGTCCTAGATAAAGACTTAATGAAGGCTAAACATGAGTTTTACCGGACTAGAGACGGTGATAATTTAGGTAGGAAGATGCGGGAAGAAGCTTGGCATAATTGGAACGGTCAAGCAGGTAAAATGGAAGATGGTGAAGTGAAGAAAGTATCGTGGGCATTGCCTGATATAGTGGTCAGAGCGTTTGAAAAAATAGGAGAGAATAATGCCAGATCTGAGTAGTCTTATTGCGTATGATATTAAGAACCCAAAAGGAGCAGGTTCGTCCCCTAATGAGAAGTTGTTTATGTGGGGTTTGCTCAGTCAGTGCAAATTCAAAACCGCACTTGAAATCGGCGTAAGTCGAGGGCATATGACGCTATGGCTCGCCTACGCACAGTCAGAACATGGAGGTAAACTTACTAGCGTAGATAATTGGTCCCGTGCTCATGGAGGAGAAGCCACAAGTCCCGCCCATGCAGCTAAACGTCTAAGCGATAATAAACTTCAAGGCGTAGTAGAGTTTGTAGGTAGTGATAGTTATGAGTTCCTAAGTAAGCAACCGGATGACGCTTTTGAGTTCGTTCATGTAGATGGTGACCATTCATATGAAGGTGCATATAGAGATATTAAGGAAGCTCTTAGGGTTGCTAGTAAGTTGGTTACTGTACATGATACAGATCAACAATATTCTGGTCCTCGGAAAGCTGTATTAGACCTTCAAGAAGAGTTGGGGGTTAAGGGTACTTTTATAGATGGGCATAGAGGGATCTGGCTTTGTAACGTATAAAAACTTTACGCTAGACACATTTTTTAGGTGCAAAATATCTTTATTGTTGTATGATGTATAAGAGTTTACAACTTTTAGGAGACACAACTTGGAAGTCAATAGCCCCTCTTGGTGGGATAGTATGGCAGGTCGATATGAAGCTAGGGGTGACCTTCGTGAACGTCCCGATGAATACACTACAGCTTCGCAGGTCATTGATGATGGTCCTGTACTAGAGGTAGGTTGTGCTTTTGGTCAATTTGCTGATTACCTTCCTCCTGAGATTGATTATATGGGTATGGATGTATCCGCAGAACTAATTAAGAGGGCTAGGGAAAAGCATCCTGAACGTATTTTCGTGTGTGGCAACGCAACTAAGATGGGTGCTCATCAGTGGGGTAAAGGGTTTAAGCACACCTGTATTTTTCAGGTATTGGAACATTTTAACTGGGATGATTTCCATAAGTTGATGCAGACACTCAAGAAGATGACTCGCACAAGCCTTATTTTTAGTGTGCCTAAAGGTATCCCAAGTAAGGCAGACGCTATTGCTGACGGTCATTTAATTGGTTGGGAGGATGAAGCAGATTTGGCTGATTGTTTTAAGCAGCATGGCCGGGGTATTTCGTTCCTTCCTTGCGATGACAATCACATTATGGGACAACTCTTTTACTAGGAAAAAGTATGTCTTTAGTTACAGTAGCAGAGATTAAGGCGTTAGGACGTATTGATTACGATAGTGATGACTTTCTTATCGAACTTTTGATTGATGAAGCAGAATCGTTTGTAGAGGGGTATTGCGACATTAAGCTGTCTAATCAAGAGTATACGGAAAGAGTCGATGGTGGATTGCCCTATTTGTGGGCTAGGAATTTACCTATTACTTCTGTTACCGAAGTAGTGGATGCTTGGTCTGATCCTGTAGAAGTAATCGATGATACAGAATACTTTTTTGTAGATACAAAGATTGTTGGTGAAGAAGAATACGAGTTTCCCGAAGGCGAATTGCGATGGGAAATAACCTATAATGCTGGATATACTTCAGCGACTTGCCCAAAAGGGCTAATCAGCGCGGTTCGGGAACTCGTTCTTTTAGCATATACCAATCCTAGTAATATTAAGCGTCAAATGTCGCTTACATATACTACGGATTGGAGAAATTTGGCAGAAGCAAACAACATTACGATGAAGCTCGATCAGTTCAGTCTGCGGAGGTATTTAGAGTAATGTCAGCATCAATGTTTATGCCGCATAAAAGGTATAGTTACTCCCGCACCTCTGATGGTGAGGGGGGTTTTTCTAAGACGCTTACTTATGTTGGTGTTCTTTATGGTTCTACCGAGACGTATGAGAATAATACTACTATGGTTGTTAATAAGAACACTTCGGTGGTTCCAGAGGATATTGTGGGGATTGTAGAGAACGGTTCTGAAGCCTATTATGAGGTTACAGCCGTGCGGCAGATGGGTGCCGCTCAGCATAAGCGGTTATATTTATCTCGTCAAGAACGTCCCATTCGTCCAACGTAAAATTTTATGTTAGACGTAAAAAACATTTGCAATAGTAAAATTATGTGGTATTACTTGTAAGTAGTTATCTTATAGTTATTTAGAAGGAGAAATATTATGTCAGACGCACAAGCACTATATGGGGCAATTGCTGTTATTTCAGCCTGTGTTGTTTTCATTGCTAGGGCTATTATCGCAGCTAAGAGTGGTGCCGAGGTTGTAGCAAAGTTTGACAAGTACAAGGTTTATGCGCTTCTAGCCGCTAAGTGGGTAGAAGCACAGGTTCCTGATGACTACGGTACGGAAGAAGATGCTAGTAAGGTCGCTAAGGGCGTACATAAGCTCGATATGTACCTCAAGAAGTTCACAGAGCTAGTAGGGGAAAAAGAGAATACAATGCCTACGGGAGAACTTATTGATATGGCTAAGGCATGGAGTATTGAGCTTTCCGACCGTGTAGGTAAGAAATAATGGGCTGGGTTTTATCTATCCTATCAATTTTCAAGGATGTTCTCGCTCGTATTTTTATCAAGGCAAATGAGACGCCGGGAGTAGATAACAATGTCATTACACAAGAAGGTAGTGCTAAGTCTCCTACTAAGCATTATTACAATGGTAAGTACAGGTTGCACAATCGGAATAAAAGAACGTAATAATCTAGTTTTTGTGTCTCCTGTTCCTATTCCTGAAGTATCTAAAGGTGCTGTAGTTGTAGCGACTAATAAGCCTATCCCCTTGGCAATCATCGACCAGAAAGACAAAGTATTCAATCAGAACGTAGGAGGTTACGTTCTAGTAGATCCTCAATTTTATTCACTACTTGTCGAAGCGTACAATGCCTATGATTTTGGGGAAGGTAAATAACAGTGGAAGTATTGTTTGAAGCAGTAAAAGCGTTTGGGTTGCCTGTAGCACTACTTCTTTTTATGGTCTGGCAGGATGTTAAGCGGAAATCCGATGATCGTAAAGAACGGACATTGTTGTTTAATCGTATACAGGCGTTAGAAGAGTATCAGAAGAACGATCTAGCTAAAATCTCTATTACGTCTGCGACGGCTGTACAGAATAGTGTGGATATTCATAGGGAAGCGATTGAGACGCATAGAGAGCTTGTAAACAGTATGAAGCAGTTGACTTTGGCTATTCGTACCCGTCCTTGTTTGGAACACGCAGTAGATGTTATTGAGAGGAAAGGTACTTGATAACAGTTAAAGTCACTCCACGGTTGAGAGTAAAAGGACTGCCTAAAGACATTGAGAATATGTTGCCAGTCCCTTTGACTATAGCAGGGAAAGAAGTACAGGACGAAGCAAAGAAGTTATTGAGTGTTCAAGGTCCATCTGCCGCTCCAGGTGCAGGTTGGCCTGCTTATTTTAACCGAAAACTAGGCTCTTGGGTAGAGGCGTCCAATGTAGGCAGTCCTCCACATAGGCAAACAGGCGAACTACAAGACAGTATTATCGTAGCGATTTACAAAAAGACAACGGCAAATATCGTAGCTACTGCTGCTTACGCAAAACAGCTTGAGTACGGTGAGGGCAAAATGAGGGGTCCAAGACCTTTTATGCGTCCTAGTTTAGCGAACAAGTTTAATGACGGAAGTATTCTTAGAGCGTTTAGAAACTTCTTAGGACTTTAGTATGAGTGTTGTGAGCGGTGTTTATAACTAGTTGAAGGCTCAATCGGATGTGACGAGTGGGATCGGCACATATGATTATGGTAGCGGGAGTGAACCCGCAATTTTTACTTCAGACATGGTGCCTGAAGATGCAAGTACTCCGTTTATTCGGATTACTGCAATTGGTGGTTTTTTGGACGGGCGTGATAGAAGCAAACGTGGTGGTGTGCGTACAGTGGATGTGGCCTTATGGGGGTCTAAGAGTGATTCCGATATGTCTTTGCGGGATTTAGCAGAGACGCTTTGGTTTACTTTAGACAGAGCAACAATAACGTCCACAGCCTATGACGAGATTGTTTATTGTCTGGCTGAACCTCCAAGAAATATCAATGACAGAGACGGATTCCCTGGTTATGTTGTTAGTTGTCGAATATTAGTACGAAAGGAATAAAAGATGGCAACAAAAGTTGGATATGAAGGCGTAGTTTACTACAATGCAGGTACTACTGGTTCGCCTGTATGGACCGAGATTGATACGGTTCGTGACGTTACTCTGAACCTCACCCGTAACGAGATTGACGATACCTCCCGTACTACTAACGGTTGGCGTAGTCGTCTGGGTGGGCTTTCTGAGTGGGGTGCAGATTTTGACATGATTTACGATACTGCAAATACTGCATGGCAGAAGGTTCGCGAAAGCTACTTTGATAACACAGTCATTGAAGTTCTTATCCTTGACGGTGATATTAGTGTAGACGGTAAGGAAGGCATCCGTGGTAGTGTTTTTGTTACTGAGATGAGTCGCGAAGAACCTCTTGAAGATGTTATGTCTAACGCTACTACTATGGTTGGTAATGGCGAACCTACTTGGGTTGAATCTTCAGGTGGTGTTGTAGTCGCTAAGGATACAGGTAGCTGAGAATCCTAAGTGATTAGCGGTTTGGTTTGATGGGGGAAGGGTATGTGTCCCTCCCCCTTTTTTCAAAAAAGGAGAATACAAATGGCAATGATTAAAGACAGTACTGGTTATGAGTGGGAGCTTCGTCTAACTCTTTCTGCAATTCGTAAGATTTGTGCTAAGATGAACATCACTATGGCACAGCTCACTTCCCTTGATCTTCCTCTTGATGATATTCTAGGTAGTATTCATCATCTTTGTGAAAAAGAGTTGAAGGAAAAGAAGGTATCTGTAGATGAGTTTTATGAACGGATTGATGAGGTTTCTTTCGATGTACTGCTTAAGACTCTACAAGAAACCCTTTACGAAGCATTCCCTAAGATGAAGCCTCAAGCGGAGGGAGATAGTGAGGTCCCTTTCGCGCCTGGAAGCTAGAGGACATTGTAAAGCT